GCGGCATACTCTAACCATTTGACGGAACGAGATAATATGCGCTGTCGCAATATCGTTATCAGCGACCGCTACAAGAGCATGTGGGGCAACAGATTCCAGATTTCGAACGAACAGTTCACAAAGATCAAATTTGCTAATGACCAGACCGGCTGGAAGCTTGCCACCTCGGTAGGTGGTATTGGCACCGGTGAGCGCGCTGATCGCGTTATCATTGATGACCCTAACAATCCCATGGAAATGGAGTCGGAAGCCATCCGTGAGAATGCCAAGATGTGGTTTACTGAGGTTATCCCCGACCGGTTGAATAACCCTAGAGAGAGCGCCATCGTGGTTATCCAGCAGAGAACCCACGAAGACGACATCAGCGGAATCGCCATCACCAGAGAGATGGGGTACACACACTTAATGATCCCAATGCACCATGATGTATCTCGTCATTGTGTGACGGTCATTGGGGTAGATGAGGCTGGCGAAACAGTCGAGTGGGAGGACCCACGCACGGAAGAGGGTGAGCTAGCTTGGCCAGAGCGCTTCCCGGAAGAAATTGCTGATGGATTACAAAGAGATAAGGGTCCATACGCTTGGGCTAGCCAGTATCAGCAGACTCCTGAGCCTCGCGGTGGCTCTATCATCAAGCGCCATTATTGGCAGCTTTGGAAGGAGGCCAAGTTCCCCAATTTCGAATTCGTGCTGGCTTCTCTTGATACTGCTTATACAGCCAAGGACGAGAACGACGCTTCAGCCCTTACTATTTGGGGGGTGTTCCGGGATGATAACGGCAACCCAAAGATGATGCTAGTTTGGGCTTGGCAGGAGCGGTTAGAGTTCCACGAGCTTATCCAGAGAGTTATAGACACCTGTACTGTGGACGGAAGAAACGTAAATGGTCCACGGTTCGCTGTGGATAAGTTACTGATTGAGGCTAAGGCTAGCGGTCATTCGGTAGGGCAGGAACTTCACAGAATGTTCCGTGGAACCGGAAAGCTCGGAATTGACCTGATAAATCCCACGATGTACGGGGATAAGGTGGCGAGAGTCCAATCCATCCAGCATCTTTTTGCCGACGAAATGATCTATGCTCCAGACAGGGCTTATGCTGACGCTGTTATTAACCAGTGTGCTGTCTTTCCTAAGGGCTCCAGAGACGACTTGGTGGATTCTACATCGCAGGCCCTCCGATACCTCCGTGATTTAGGATTTGCCCTCAAGCGTGACGAGCATTCGCTGGCGGCAGAAGAGGATATGATATATCGTTCTCCATCGTCTAATATGCCTCTTTACCCATGCTAGGCACTTAAATGGCCCCTCTGAACACTGGCAGTTTGGCGCTCAATGACCCGTACCCACAGCCGGTAGGTCCTCAACTTTCTATTGTTGGAGGAACAAACAGTGAACAAGTCCTAAAGGACAATGGGGTATCGTTCGAAGACGGGGCAATGAAGATCGAGAATGAGGATGGGTCTGTTACCATCGATTTCGATCCAAAGCCTGAGAGTAGCGGCCCAGATGAAGAGGGCTTCTACGCTAACCTCGCTAAGGATATGAGCGATGGCGAGCTTGCCGAGATAGCCACCCAACTCTTGGACGGCATTGAGAGAGACGAATCCTCACGTAAGGAATGGCTGGATACCCGCGCTCTTGGCATTAGCCTTTTGGGGTTGAAGCTGGAAAAGCCACGTTCAGATGCCGGTACGACTTCAGCACCCATAGAAGGTATGTCTACGGTACGGCACCCACTACTGCTGGAGGCGACTGTTTCGTTTCAGGCTACCGCCAGGGCCGAACTTCTACCGGCGGCAGGCCCAGTTAAGGTTCGAAATGACTCCCCGATGCCTCCAAAAGAGGTCTTTCAGGGAACCCCGGCAGCAGCCCAGTTAGCCGATTCTATGGATCGTTCAGATGAGCTTTCTCAAGCGCTTGAGAAGGACATGAACCATTACCTGACGAGCGTGGCCACCGAGTATATCCCCGACACAGACCGAATGCTGTTCTATATTGGTTTCGGTGGGGATGGGTTTAAGAAGGTCTATAACTGCCCCCTTCGAAGAAGGCCGGTTTCCGAAAGCATCGACGCGGAAGACCTTATTGTGTCGAATGCAGCGACTGACATGCACAATGCCGGTCGCATTACTCATCGTATTCGGATGCGTAAATCCATCCTTCGCCGGATGCAGATTCTTGGTGCTTATCGTGACGTTGAGCTTAATGAGCCCGCGCCTCCTCAAAGTAACGCTGTAGATAAGAAGAAAGAGGACATTTCCGGGATTAAGGCCGATCACCAGCGTCCTGAAGACCGGGACTATGAAATCTTCGAGACTTACTGTGAGCTTGACCTTGACGATTACGCCCCTCAGGAATTCAAGGGCAAGGGGCTCCCCCTTCCATATCGGGTGACCATTGAGAGGGAGAGCCGTAAGGTTCTCGATGTCCGCAGAAATTGGGATGAAGATGATGACCAATGTTTGGCTAAACGGTTCTTCGTCCAGTTCCCATTCATTCGGGGCCTTGGATTCTATGGCCTTGGATATATTCATCTTTTGGGCAACACTACCAATGCTCTTACAGCAGCATGGCGTGAAATGCTGGATGCTGGCATGTTCGCCAGCTTTCCCGGATTCCTCTACGCTAAAGGCGCTGGACGACAACTAACTAATCAATTCCGAGTCCCTCCGGGTGGTGGTGTTGGGCTGGATATTGGTGCGCAGCAGAACATCAGAGATGCGATTATGCCGCTCCCTTATAAGGAGCCGGGCGCTGGGTTTAATGCCTTCATCACTCATATTGAAGAAGTGGGTCGTCGTCTCGCTTCCACCGCCAGCGCTAATGTCGGAGAAGGTAAACAGGAAGCCCCAGTGGGGACTACCCTCGCCCTTATTGAGCAGGCATCGAAGCTTATCGACTCTGCCCACAAGCGTCTTCATGCCGCACAGACCGAGGAGTTCAAGCTCCTTAAAGAGCGCTTTAGGGATGATCCTGAGTCCTTCTGGCGTCACAATAAGCGTCTTACGGTCCAGTGGAAAAAGGACCAGTTTATCGAGGCGCTGGACAAGTGTGACCTTGTGCCGGTTGCCGACCCAAATAACCCAACTGCTATGCACCGGTATGCCAAGGGCCAGATTATCAAGGCTCTCCAGAAGGCTAGCCCTGACCTCTATGATCCAATTGGTGTTGATATGCGAGTTCTGCGTATCGCGGACATTAACCCGGAAGGCCTATTTAGGCCGAAACCAGCGCCTGCTGCTCCTGACCCGCGTATGGTGGCCATTAAGGAGAAGGCCGAAGCTCAGAAGAATACGAGCGCTATACAGCTTCTCCAGACCAAAATTGAGGCGGCAACTAAGGCTGCTGAAATCAACGATAGGGCTTTGGACAGGGCCTCTAAGGAGCGCATCGAGAATATGAAGATTGAGCTTCAGAGGCTCGAAACTGAACAATCGATAATTCAGCATAAGAACGATGAAGAGAAGGTTTATGCTAGAATGATGCAGGAGCTTAATACCAAGGCTCAACTTGCTCAGCATGGCGCTCACGTTGAGGCTGTCCAAGCCCAGCACAAGATGTTCAGAGAATCTGCTTCTACGGCCAATGAGTTGGATACCAACGCGGCCAGAACTCAGCATGAGAAAGAGATGGCCCGTGAGCGCCATCAAGCTGATATGGAGCGCGCAAGAGAAGAACATGCTATGAAGCTAGAACACGCTAAAGAGCTTCATCAGGCTAAACTGGAAGCCACCCGAGCTATGGCTAGGGCTAAGAAGACAGCCAAGCCAGCCAAAAAGGACTGAACCTATGAAGGGTTATAAATCTACCGAAACTTGGGGCAAAAAGGCCGCTGCGGAACGCTATTCGGCTGGCGCTAATACCATGGATAATAACCCAGCCGCTAACGACTTGCAGGCCCCTCAGGATGTTCAGGATCAGCACGGGGCTAAGTATAATAATGACACTCCAAGTAATTGGCTGAGAGGAATGCCTAGCGCTGAAGGTAAGCCCTCATTTGACAAGGCAAGGAAATAACCATGGCCCATCCATATGAGTCTCATAAAGAGGAAGCTGCCGGTAAGAGCCGGGCGAAGGAATTTACCAAAGGCTACAAGAAGGGCGGCGCTGTCCACTCGGACGAAAAGCAGGACAAGGCCCTAATTAAGAAGATGGTCAAGAAGGATGACCTTAAGGTTGAAGGTCGCGCCTCTGGCGGTCGCCTAGATCAGTTCGCCCGTGGCGGGAAAACTAAGTCTAGGGGCAAAAAAAAGTCCGGGAATAACGTCAATATTGTTATTACTGCCCCGAAGGGAGGGGAGCCTCCTGCTCCGCCACTCCTAGCTGGTGGACCACCCGCTGGTATGCCGCCAATGGGTCCCCCTCCGGGTGGGCCGCCTATGCCGCCTCCGGGCGCTGGTGGTCCTCCGGGCATGCCTCCAGGCATGATGAACAAGGGTGGGCGAGCCTATAAAAATGGTGGAAAGGTGCCAATGACTGCTGGTGCCGGAACCGGCGAAGGGCGAAAAGAAAAAATCAAGGCATACGGAATGAAGCCCATTAAATGAGTGAGACTCGCTTCCATACTCTTCTAAAAGAAAGAATCGTGGAAGCTCTCAGCAATAGAGCCGATGACTTGGCAAGAGGTGTCCCAGTGGACACCTATATCCGAAGCGTCGGCTACTGTGATGGGCTAAGGGCCGCTCTTGCCTTCTGCGAAGACATCGAAAGGGAGTTCGATCAGCGATGAGTCTTGTAATGCCACATAGGGCGATTGGGGCTGTATCCCAGTCTTCGGACCCGAAAAAGACAATTAACGAAACTGTTGGCGATCTTAGCGGCATCCATCTGATGGCCGATATGGTTTTGCTTGGTACCTATATTCGTCCCGAGAAGACCGCTGGCGGCGTTATTCGCCCGAATTCTAACGTGGAAGAGGATGTTTTTCAGGGTAAGGTTGGTTTGGTTCTTAAGCTCGGACCAGACGCTTTTGAGGATACCCATGATTACACCTTTAATTTTGGCCCCGGCGGGAAGCCTAAGGTTGGGGACTGGGTAGTATTCAAAGTTGGCGATGCTTGGAGCCTTGTCCTTAAAGGGTATCCTTGCCGTTACATCCGCGATGTGGCCATC